AAGAATAATTCAGATGCTTTTCTTACTGTTTCTTCACTAAAGAATATATTGTATTCTTGCTCTCCATTATTTCTGTATATCTTTTTGTTAGGTATAAGAGCAGCTCCCATTAGTATTCTTTTCTCTTTATCCACTTCAGCAAGTTGTACTTGTTGTTTCTTTAGTGCAATAAAATCTTCTTCTATTGCTGGATTCTCGACAACGCTTATAGCTTCTATTCCACTAAATTCGTTTTCTTCGTCAATATATAATTCTATTGTTTTCATAATATGGTAACTTTTATATTTGTATTTTGTTTTATTTATCCTATTGCAGATTCTGTAAGTGTTTTTCTGTCTAGCTCTTGAGCAGACGTAACATCTCCACTAACAACGTAAGCCCTAAAAGGTCTATCTTGAGCAGATGTAACTGCTTGTGCAACTTGACTACCTGCACCTTGACCTACTACGTTGAAGTCTGGAGCAGAAACAGACATACTAGCTCCTGCACCACCTCCACTTCCTCCTGCTGCTGCTGGAAGCTTAGTAGACATTATTTCTCTCACTTGTTGCATACCAAAGACACCAGTAGCAACTGCTTGTGCAATATTCCAAGGACCATAAGGTTTAGCTCCTAATGCAGCAGTAATAGCTTCTTTAGTATTCATTATAGCCATAGCAACTGCAACTGCTTTACCTACAGCAGAACCTTCTCCTGCTATAGACATTATAGCTTGACCTACCTGATTAGCTATTCCAAGTCTAGCTTTTTCCTCTTTCTCTTTAAACTTAGTCTTTTGTCTTTCAGAAGCATTTACAGCTTGTTCTTCTTTTATTAAAATGTCTCCATAAAATTCATCATTTTCTATCCTCTTTTGTTTTTCTATATCAAGAGCATTAAGTTTATTTGTTAGTCTTTCTTCTTCTAATCTTTTTTCAGCATCTATTTTGTCTAATTCATTAGTAGCCATAGAAGCTTCAAATCCTAATATAGCCTCTCTTTCTTTTGCGTTTAATTGTGTAGCTAAATCAAATTGTTTAACTATAGCATCTGCTATTATCTGAGTTTTTTTATCTTGTGTTTCTTTTGTTAATTGTATTTCATATTGAGATAAAGAAGTCTGTGACCTTGCTATAGCTTCATTTGCTTTTTCTATTGCCTTTCTTCTATCTTCTGGGTCTTTTATTGCATTAGCCCTTGCTAACTCTCTTTCTTTATATTCATCAAACTTTATTCTAGCTAATTTCTTTTGCAACTCTTCTTCTTGCTCTAATCTAACAAATTGACTTTTGGTTATTTTCTTGTTTACTTTGTCTTGAGATTTTAATATTTCTTCATTAAAAGACAATTCTCTTGCAACAAAAGCTCTTTTAGATTTAGTAGATTTTTTTCTGTTATCATCTTCAAACTCTATATAATCAGTTAGTAATTTTATTTCTTCTCTTTTGTTTTTTATAAAAACTTTATTTTCTTCTTTAAGGTCTGCTAAAGCGTTTAGCCTATTTATTCTCTCAGCATCTGCAACTTCAGAAAATTCATCAATAGAAATATTAGCTGCTTTTCTTCTTAATTCTTCTACTTCAATACCTTCTACTCCTAGTGCTATTGTTTCTCTTTGTTGCTCAACTTGTTTGTCTATTATTTCTGTTGAAAGTTCTTCAATACGCTTTTGAGCTGCTCTTGATTTAGCTAAATTTACAATAGCAAGTCTTTGTAAGTCTATTTGTTCATTTGCTTCTTTTGTTGAGTTTTTTATATCCTGCATAGATAAATCAGACTCTTTAAGGTTCTGAACAAAATCAGGGAATTCTTTATTTAACCTTTTTACGGCTTCCTCTTGTTCTTCTTGAGATTTATTTGAGTCTTGAAGAGTACTTATATATGTTTCAAAATTACCAGAAATATCTGCAACGCCTTTACCTGCATCTTTAAAAGCTTTAGTCAAAGTATCTGTATCTTTTCCTAACTTAATAAAACCTTTACTTATAGCTTCAATAAGGGTAATACCAACTTGAAAAGCAAGTAATATACCTAGAGGACCCCTTAATTGTTTTATCATTAATTCAAAAGCTCCTTTTGCACCTCCAGCTTTAGTTGTAAGTATAGTAAATAAAGAACCTAATTGAGAAATGTTGTTTGCTACAGCAGGGAATCCGTAGTTAACATCAGAAATAGTTCTACCAAGTTCCGTTACTGCTGCACCTGCTAAACCTGTTGCACCTGTTAATGGATTTAATCCACTTTTTGTTGTCTTAATTGACTGTTGGTTTAAGTCTTTAAGAGCAATTTCAGCTTCCTTAAAACTCTTAGTTACTCCATTAATCTTAAGTTCACCACTTTGAGTGTCAACCTTAATAGTAAATATTTTTATAGTGTTATCAGCCATTGTTGTATGTGTTTCGTTTTATACTCTTTTTTATTTCTTTCCAAGTTAATGGAGATTTATATTTTCCTTTTGCTATATCTATATCCTCATCATATATATACCAATCAGAAGCATTCAGTAAGTCTATTATATTCTTTATCATAATTTTATTAATAATTCTAAATCGCTTTTTCCGTCTTTTAAATTTGTACTTATTGAGTTTATTGTGAACTCTTTGTCTTGTATAATAAGAATATCATTTAATCTGTAGTTTATTAAAAAGTCAGCAGGAAATTTGGCTTTTAATTTATATATTCTTTTGTATTGATTGAATACATCTGTTATATATGTTTTATAGAACTTTTTAAATAATGAATTACTAAATCCAGAAGCACTATAATTAGTCAAGTTCCATTCATCAACTTCATCACTAAAGTTTATTGTATAATCTGGAGCTGTAGATACACTTCCATCTTCATTTGTGTTAGAGGGTCTATAATATTGTGTTATTTCTATAGGAGTGCCATCTGAAATCCATTTAATTCCTGTTCCTGAACTTAACCCTGTTTCTTGTATTGCATAAAACACAAGTGGCTTAGTTAATACTGGTGAATAATCTCCTGTAGCTGGAGTTGTGTCTGTTTTAGATTCAAAGTCTCCATCTGCTGAATAACCCCATAATATATCAGTTATATATGGAGCTGGAGATGTGACTGCTGAATAAGGACTTGTGCCTGTTTTGTTTTCATCAATAATTCTTTCAAACTTCATGTGTTCAAACCCAGTTTCTACTTTATATATTTCACCTCTGTTTACGTTTTGTGGCTTATAAGTCTCATCTCCAAAAACTTCATTAAAGGTTTCTTGATGATTTATAGCTAACAATGTGCTTGGTTCTTCGTGTTTAAATTCTAGTTCTTTGAACTGAACAGAAGGAGATATATCTGTATTAGATACATCAATATATTTTGTTATATTTATTTTTCCAGATGAAGGATTGTTTACTGCATCAGAATAAAAATTATCTAAAGTATCTACATATATTTTATCATAATCAGGGTCTCCAAAATCATCAATATAATAAGCAGTTAAATTGAACGTTTTAAACAGTCCTGTAAGAAAATCAATAGTTTTCATCTTAGGTACGTTTTCTGTTATTATTATCTCTCCTGTTGTAGATATACTTGAACCTGTTCCACTTATATTAAACACAGCAGTGTTTGTTCCGATTGGAGTTTGTGTATTAGGATTAAGTATGTACTCTGTCATATCTAAACTTGGAGTAAATGATAAAGTTTCATTAGATTCAACAATCCATTTTATTTGATAGTTAATTAATTCAAATGTAGAAATTAATTGCAGGTTCATGGTCCTAGAAGCTCCAGCAGCTAATGGTAACTGAGCTAGTGTATTTCCAGTGACATAGTCTACAGCTTTAACGCTATAAGGAATACTTTGACTACTTCCTGTTGTAGTTATTGTTAATTCTGCATCATAACGTCTTGTATGCCCTGATGTTGATACAGTCCAAGTATCTCCAGTTATATTAAATCCTAAGTCGCCAGAAGAATATCCCCAAGGACTGCATATACGACTTAAAACTTCTTCTTGGTTTTCATCACCACCTACAGGTCCTTTGTTTCTGCTTAACCAAAGGAAAAGGTTTTCAAAAGGACTTCCTGAGTTTTCATTAAAGAAATCTCTTGTAAATGATATGTTATATTTTGTTTCTATTGCTTCAATAACAGTCATACATTTAATAGCAGGTTTTAAATCATCAAACTCTAAACCGATATTGTTTTGATTAGTATTGTAATATAGATTTCCATTATAGTTAGGTGTAGATTGTGCAGAATCATAGTAAAATCTTTTAGTGTGAGATATTAAAGGATATATTATTTTACCAGAAGACAATCCACTTTGAAGCCCTGTTTTAACATTTGTACTTGTATAATTGTGTGTATAGTCATCTAATTGACTAAGAGTATTTAATTCATCTTCTCCAAGTAAATCTTTTAAATTAACAGTATTTCCAAAGAATGTTATGTTGTAAGAATGAACCATATTGTTTTTCATCTTTACAGAATTTAACAATATCTTTCCTTTTTTAAATGGAAGAAAATCTAATTCTATGATTGCATCTTTTTTGTTTCTGGCATCAAATCCATTCTCAATAGATTCATTATAATAATGTTTAAATAATTTATTGTTTTCTTTTGAAGAAGGCAATGTAAAAAGTCTTGAGAAATCAGTAAATACCTTTCCTACATCTTTTATGTCTTGTATTTGAGATTTAAGAACAACGCTTTCATCATTGAACATATCAACTCTTTTAAAAACACCCTCATCATTCTTTATGTATAATACTATTTTTTGCATTAAAGTATGTTGTTTATTTTGTCAAACGCATAGTCAAATGATATTGTATAGTTTACAAATCTATCATTAACACCTTTCTTAAGTTCAAATGATTTACTTTTTAAGTTTATAGGTAATACATTTGTTCCGTCATCTACCCAAACCTGTTCACTGTTTAACAGTTGTCTTATTACTTCATTATATTCTTCGCTTATAAAGTCTGTACTTACGCTTATAGACTCTCTTGAGTTTACCATAAATATTTTCTCCTGATGTTTATTTATAACATAAGAAGGTGTGCCTCCATTATTATCTAGGTCTAGTATGTTAGACTTATAGTTTTCAGAGGTGACATTTATAGAATTTGTAGACTTCTTGAAAAACCACATATTCTGTAATGCTCCAAATTTATTATAGAATATTATGTTTAATGGAGTATATTTAGCTTCTGCTACAGATATTAAGTTTATTACTGTAGTTTGAGTTGGTGTAGCTGGTGGAGCAGGACTAACAAATGTAACCTTGTCTCCTGTTGCTAAATTTTCAGTGTCTGTTATTATTATGTATTGAATCTTTTGGTCAGAGTCTCCACTGTCTGATATTTGTATAGGAGTAGCACCAGAACCCCATAAAACATCATATTCGTTCCAAAATTCATCTGCATCTTCCCAATTTATACTAGCACCAGCAGCAGAAGTTAGCGTTACATAAGATTGTGCTTCTGCAAATACAGGTATCTTAATATCTTCTCCTGAGTTAAAATATACATTTAAATTACTTTGTAATACTTGAGGCGTATAAGAAGAGGCTGTTGGGTCTGTACTTGTTCTAGGGTTAGTTGCCTCTTCAAAATATCCATAACCATCTAAAACTAAAAATGCACTTGTTACAGTATCTTCTCCCCCTACTTGAACTATGTTTCCATCAGAATCATATATGGTAGTGTCTATGTCAGTCCATATTGTGTCTGTAGAATAATTACCATATTCTGTTTCAAGAAAGTCTCTTACAAGTTCACTGACTTCAAACACTACATAATTAGTGTCTCCCACCTCTTGTTTAGACAAAGTATATTTTAAATCTCCTGCTACTCTGTCTGAATATTGACCAGTCCATATATATATTTGAACTGTAGCTGAATTTAAACTTGAATCAGATACCTTGAAATAATATGGGCTTCTTGAATTTATTATTGTTGACATTTATTTTATTTTATTTGTTCTTTTAATATTTTTTCTAAATCTTGCTTATACGATTCAAATATCTCATCACCCATTTGTTTAGATAAAGAGCTGTATACAAAATCTATTATATTGCTTCCTTTATATCCAAATCTTTTTATTGTTCCTCTTCTTCCTATTGACCTAGCAATAACATAAGCTAAACTTTTTAAATTGTTAGGACTAGAAGAAACTACTTTTCCGTTTTTCTTTATAATTATGTTTTTTCTCTTAATCCAATTTAAAATTCTAAAGCTTTTTGGAGGCCATGATGGCATCTTACCTGCTCCTCTTCCCTCAGAAACTTGCTCCATATAATCTAAAGCCAATATTGAAAACTCATTCTCTATCGACAGGTCTGGCTTTATGCTGTTTACTAAATCTCCAGAAGCATAAGTCTTATCTTTTCTCAATTGACCTTTGTACTTAATAGTATATGCTTTTGCATATTTATTTAAAGTATCTTCTAAATTATCATAACTCATTCACAGATGCTTATATCGTTAATCATACTTACATTTATTTCTATACCCCATCCAGCTAATTCATTTTCGTATCTATCTTTAAAAGGAATAGCAGACGGCTCTCCTGTAAGTTGTATTTTACTGTCAAATAAACTTCCTCTTCTTACAGATTGCACAATATCATTTACTACTTGTAGTTGAGTATTGTAAACATCCTGTATATTGTTGTTTCCGTAAAAAGAATCACCATCATATTTTTCTTTATTATAGTCTACTATATCTAAACATAATAATGCTATAGTAAAATTAATCACACTTCTTTCAAATGTTACATTTGTTATTGTTAAGTGACTTAATGGGAACATTGTTGTTTTGTTTAAATCAACTTCACTTATATCTCCAAAAGTTACAGAGAACACATTAGGATTATTTCTTAATCTGTCTTTTATTTTGTCTAGTATATCGTAAACTTGTGTCATTATCTATTTTTATTATAAGTATTTTTAATCATCTTTTGTTCTAGTTCTGTTTTTTCTTTTTCAAACTCTAACCATATTAAACATTGGTGTAATGGAATCTTTGTAACTTCATTAATTCCTGATACCTTTCCTCCAGCAAGAGCATAAATTGATTGATACCATCCCCACTTTTTTCCAAATCCTTGTCCAACTTGGAATCCTGAAGAGTTTGCTGATGCTGTAAATAGTCCATCGTATATTTCGATAATTTTTTCCCTAAACGATAAAAAAAAACCATCGCACCTAAAGCAACATTAACAGGAGCATCTTTCATTACCTCCCAGTATTTATCTGAGCCATCATAATCTTCAATTAGATATTTTCCATTCTTATTAAATGTAATAGGTCTATATAGTACAGCCATTGCCTTGTGCATATTACTCCAGTCAGATATAAAGCTTTCTAAATCTACATACTCACCAAATGTCATTTCGTCTAAAGCAGGTATCATACCAAAGCTAACCTCTACACCATTAGAACCAGTCATACTAAATTCTTTTATTAGTGGAGTAGGTTCTTCAAAGCATTTACCTATTTGACTTAACACCCCATCAAACATCTTAACAGGTAAGTTATAAGACTCCTTTAATGTTAAACCACAGAATATCTGAATACATTTAGAGTTAAGAAAGTTTCCATTGTCTTCTACATCTTCATTCTCTTTTTGTACTTTTAAATATTGTTGGTACTGTCTAAGCTTAATAGCTTTTAACTTCTGTGGTACCTTTAATTCTAATTCTATTATTGCCATATAGTATGATAACTGAAAAGGTCTAATATTGTACCACACCTTATTTAGAGTAAGTATAAATTACTCCATATAGCTTGTATAGGTTGAACAAAAACACTATATTGTAGTTATCTTAATGTAGTTGGAAATCTACTAAACAAGTTCCCAAACTTCTGTCACAAGCGTAAGGCAGTTGGTTCAGGCACACTAAGTCAGTTAAGTGATTGCAATGTTATTCTTTTAATCATCTTTTGTACAGCACCCAAACATTATTCAACCTTACCTGCATAGTTCTATTTATTTAAAGATGTTTAGGGGGTGCATGTTCCAGCAGAGAACTATACTAGGTTTATATATAAGTATTCTTGCAATGCAACATTTCAATCTACTGCTACTTGCTAATAAAATCAGTTTGTCTGTAATTTTCTGGGGTGCCTATACGAATGCTTGTCGCAAGAAAAAGGCCACCCCCCTAACTCAAAACGGTTTGAATTCATAG